CGTTTCGGCTGTTTCAGTATGCGCCGCACTCTGCGGCGATTATCTCACGTTCGTATTTGTCGGGCGTGTGTGCGTAGAATTTTACGGTTTTGCCCTCTGCGATTTTGTCGATTTCTGAATGAATCATTCGGATAATTTTATCCGTGTAGCTGTCGTAAATGTCAAATGCCATATCGTAGTTGCTGATGCAATAACTGTCGCTGATAAAATCAAAATCTATATACGCACGTTCTAATGCGAATGTGATTTCTTCCACGTCTGAACAGTGCGGATTTTCCGTGCCGTCAATTCTGATGTTGATATTTCCGTTCTTAAATCTTCTCGCTGTCATGGTGTTTACCTCCTCTCGATTAGCCGTGATACAACACGCCGTATGCTGTTTCGGTGTATCCCTCAAATCCTAGGTCACGTGCTATAGCTGAATAGTCGATGTAATTTTTGATACTGTCGGGGATATCTCCGAAGCGCCCTTCGTCTACCAGTTCGGCGGCGAGGTCTTCGAGCGTTTCGCATTCGCTGTACAAAATGCAGTTGTCAGCGTGTTCTAATGCCTCTTCCAGGTCATCGCCGACAGCTTCGAGATATGCGGCTATAATGTCGCTGTCCTCGATTGCCGCCGCAAGTTCATTCAGTTTGTAAATGCTGTCGTATTCGCCTATGTGCATTCCTTCGGGCGCTTCGTAGTCGGTAATAAAAATTTCTTCGGGGTCTCCGATGTGGCGAAGCGTCGCCTTGATTTCGTCGTCCGTTGCGGGGAGTGCGAGCCATTCGCCCACGAGAGCGCCGCAATTGTAGGCGTGCAAATTGGTTACGAAGATTGAAATAGCGATTGTGTTGTTAGTTGTGTTATTCATTGTGATTCCTCCTAGTTTTCTGTCGTCCCTGCTCCGTCGGAAGCTCTCGGAGCGTGCCGCCTGCTGGTTTTTCCTCTCGGCGTTTCGTTCCTGCTGTTTCGTTCGGTTTTGGGTTCGTGTTTTGTTTACATGCTTATTATATCATGTTTGTTTGGGGCTGTCAACAGTTTTTTTCAAATAAATTTGTTTGTCTGATCAATTTTGTAGGATTAGACAAATTGAAATACTCACTTTTGTATAGTTTGCATAAAGTATACCACAAACAAACAACACTATACTATATATAGGCAAAAAAAACATCCGGACGGTGATACCGCCAGCGGATACCGCCCCCCGGGGGTCTATCGGAGTGGACCCAGCCCCACTACTCAACCCCCCGACTAAAAATTTTTCAAAAAAGGCAATATTTTTTTGAAATAGGTATTGACAAACACGCAAACAAGTGATATAATATAATAAACAAACACAAGAAAAGGAGTGTTCAAAATGAAAATAGGATATGTAAGAGTATCAACAGTGGAGCAGAATACAGCGAGACAAGAGGTGCTAATGGAGCAGTTAGGGGTAGAGCGAGTATATGTTGAAAAAGCGAGTGGAAAGAGTGCGAAGAAAGAGGACAGACCCATTCTCGAAGAAATGATGAACTTCATACGAGAGGGAGACACGTTAGTAGTGGAGAGCATAAGCAGATTTGCGAGGAGCACGGTTGACCTGTTAAATCTTGTTGCGAGATTGGAGGGGAAGGGTGTTGAGTTTGTATCGCAGAAAGAGAATATAGACACGTCAACGCCGCAGGGAAAATTCATGTTGACGGTGTTTGCGGCACTTGCGCAGTTGGAGAGGGAGCAGACAAAGCAAAGGCAAGCAGAGGGGATAGCGATAGCGAAAGCACAGGGGAAATACAAAGGCAGAAAGCCAATAGAGATAGACGAGAAAGTATTTGACGAGACGTATAAGCGAGTTATTGACGGAGAGATGACGAACAATTATGCTATGAGCAAGTTAGGATTAAAGAGAAACACGTATTACAAGTTCGTAGCGGATTACAAGAAAAGACACGAAAATTGAATATTGAATATTAAGAGAGCCAAAGAGCCTACCGAAATGTATCGGATATACACACCGAATGTATACCGAAAATATAAATCGGCAGGCTCTTTTTGTGTGTACTGCCGAGGAAACGGAGCGTAAGGCATGGGAACGAACGAATTACTGAATAGGTGTTCGCACCTGATAGCAAAAGCAGAGGGAAAGCCGGGATATCAGTTATTGTCAGATTATTTTGAGCTAATACGAAAGATAGATGACAGAGGGCGTGCGCTTGACAAGAACAAGACGGTGCAGAGATTGTCGGCGAAAATGGCGGCACAGGGCGGTTCTAAGGCAGTAAAATATTATGAATTGTGGAAACGGAGCTTGCTGTTTGCGGCTAGGGACGATTTCGACAGTTATCTGCTGTATTTAGAGTGGAACAGAGACAGCAGGAAGAAGTTTTATCAACCGAGAAGAAAAGTGTTGAAAACGGTAGTAAACGATTTACAGGATTTGGAAGATGATAAACTGGATTTTTTGGCGGTGTCTATGCCGCCGAGAGTGGGGAAACTGGTATCGGACGATACGTCCGTGCTGACAAAAGACGGTTGGAAAAATCACGGAGATTTAAAAGTCGGCGATATGGTAGTAAGCCCACTGGGAGCGTTTGTGAGGGTAACGCACGTGTTTGAAAAGAATTTCGCAAACGTGAGAGTGAAGTTCACGGACGGGACGTATGCTGACGTACACGAAAATCATGAGTGGGTAGTGTATAACAGACATCACGGCAGATATGAGACGCTTGAAACAAAGCAGATGATGAGCGATTATGAGGTTGGTGAGAAGAATAAGCACGGTCACAGGTATTTTTACCAATTGCCAATAAAGAACTTCATGTACGGAGAGGAAAAGGAATTAGCGGTTGAGCCGTACACACTGGGAAAGTGTTTAGGAGACGAAACCACGGATAAAAAAGCGATACCGCAGGAATATTTGTGTGCGAGTGTAGACCAAAGGTTAAATTTGCTTGCTGGATTGTTGGATTCAAATGGTTGCTTACTGCGAAAAGAGCGTAGGTATCGGTTCTTTGCAAGAGAACCACAGTTAAAAGAGGATTTTATAAGTCTGGTGTCTACATTCGGGTGGCGGTGTGACGTTGCCGAATATAAGCCACCGTACGTATCGTTAGAATGTAATAGCGTGCCGTATTTTACGGTAACATTTACGCCCACGTGTTTTATACCGTGCAAATATGATATAAATCAATTGTATAGGTTTTCAAATCCGAGAAAAGTTTCCGTGTGCGGATTTGAGAAGATAGAACCGAAACGAGGTAACTGTATATCCGTAGAGGGCGGAGTTTACTGTATCGGACGGCGGCTTACTGTAACGCATAACAGCACGCTCGGAATCTTCTATGTAACATGGCTTATGGGGCGCCACCCCGACCTAGCAAACGTAATGTCGGGGCATTCGGACAAGCTGACAAAAGGATTTTACAAAGAGGTGCTGTCAATACTGAAAAATCCCGATGATTATCTGTGGAATGATGTGTTTCCCGACTGCAAGATAGCGAAAGTATCTGCTGAGGACGAGAGCATTGACATAAACAGAGACAAGAGATTTCCGACACTGACATGCCGTTCGATAAGCGGAACATTGACAGGTGCGGTTGAGGTTGGCAGACTGCTGTATGTCGATGATATTATAGAGGATTTGGAGGAGGCATTGAACTTAGACCGTTTGGAGAATAAATATAACGCCTATCTGAACCAGTTGAAGGACCGTAAAAAAGACAATGCGAAAGAACTGCACATAGGAACAAGGTGGGCGGTAACGGACGTTATAGGGCGTATCAGGGAGCAGTATGAGGGAAATCCGAGATACAGGTTCAGGGTAATTCCTGCGGTTGACGAGAAAGACGAAAGTAACTTTGATTATCCGTATGGGCTGGGATTCAGCACAAAATACTATCACGATATGCGAGAATCAATAGACCCTGCGACATGGCATGCGAAGTATTTGGGCGAACCGTACATGCGTGAGGGATTGCTGTTTCCGAGAGACGAACTGAATTGGTACAACGGAGTTCTACCGGGAGGAGAACCGGATATGATTGTGTCCGTATGTGACGTGGCATGGGGTGGCGGTGACGATTTAGTAATGCCGTTTGCGTATGTTTATGGGGATTCAGTGTACATTGACGATATAATCTGTACAAACGGTGATAAATCGGTAACACAGCCGATAGTTGTCGGCAAAATGAAACAGCACAAACCACACAAGACGAGATTCGAGGCGAACAACGGCGGTGACGAATACTCGGACAGTGTAAGTGGAGAATTGCGAAAGCAGGGGCTGTACATGAACGTCACACACAGACGTGCGCCGAATACAACAAGTAAAATGGCTAGGATTATACAGTATGCACCGGAGATAAAGAGGTTTTATTTCAGGGACACGGCACACAGTTCGGTTGAGTATCGGCAGGCGATGAAAAAGCTGTGCAGTTTTGTGCAGAACGGAAAAAACAAGCACGATGATGTGCCGGACGCATTTGCACAGCTGGTGGATTTCATATATAACGGCGGTACGGAGGTTAAGATTTTCAACAGGGTGTTTTAGACAAATGGGACGTGTAAATTTTGTATAAAATGCATATTGACAAATTGAAAAAAGGGGTATAAATATAGAAGTAGCAGAGATGAATCGGAGGTAATAAGTCAATGCAGCAGATGATTAAGGTCAAGTGTCCGATTTGCGGGAAATGGCTGATGAGCAAAGAACGAAATTGTTCGGGAACTGTCGAGTTATTCTGTAAGCGTTGCAAAAAGCCCCGAAGAATCGAGCTAAAGCCTCAAGATTGTTGATTTTTCTTGTTTTAATGAAACTCCTTCGAACAACGCAGGCGGTAGACATGCATGCCGCCTACATGCAGGCATGGTTTAAAGAAAACGGCAGATGAAAGTCCGCAGATTTCGGTGTAATTCCGAATGCCTGAATCCATATGGGTTAGTGCTTAACCCTATCTCTGAGTAGTAACGATACTCGGGCGGCTTTTTCCGTTTATAACAGCACTCCGGTTAGGCAGGTAATCCGGAACATAGGAAAACCTGCGTATATGGCGGTGTTGACCGTCACCATATTAGGCAGACCTTAACAACTGTCTGACCCTAAATTCCTTTCTTATCATTGTTATTGTTTTCAGCCGCAGAGCAGTCATGGGTTTTGCGGCTTATGTCCCAAAAAGTTTCACGTTCTGCCCCCTAAGTTAGGAACAAGTGATACCCCATGAATTTTTGGACGTGCCGAGGTGCAATTCCTTGGTGGGACACCACCCAACCGTATCCCCTTTTCAAACCGTCTGTGCTATCTGACAGGCATGGGCGGTTTTTATGCCGGTACAAGCGAGTGCAATTATTCTTGCAACCGGCACCAATTGAACAATCTGAGCCAGAGAGCCAACCAAACCACGGTTAAACCGTAAAGTTTGGTTGGCTCTCTTTTTGTTTTCGTGGAGGTGATAAAGATAGACAATAATCCGAAAACATTTCACGGCAGGCGAACAATATACAGTTGCGTTGACGATATAACCGATGAGAACATATGTGAAGTGTTACAGAGAGCATATGCAATCCATTTAGATAACCGTTTGGAAATTGACTATCTGCACAAGTACCACAAAGGCAGACAACCGATTTTACACAGGCGCAAAGAAGTCCGCCCGGAAATCACAAACAGAATTGTTGAAAATCATGCAATGGAGATTGACAATTTCAAGGTAGGATTCATGTTTGGTGAACCTGTTCAGTATGTCCGCCGTGGAGACTGTAACATAGCACCTGTTGACGATTCGGCAGGGGTTGCCACGCTCAACGAGTTAATGCAGTTTGACAACAAAGCCGGAAAAGACAGAGAACTCGCAGAATGGTTCAACAAATGTGGTGTAGCGTATAGACTGGTTGTGCCGTCTGATGAGGGCGAAGACATTCCGTTCAAGACGTATGTACTTGATTCACGAAACACGTTCATTGTTCGGTCAAACGATTTTGAAGAAAAGCCTGTTTTGGGAGTGACTTATGTAAACCGCTACGGGATTGACGGAAAAATGTTCAACCGTGCTACGATTTATTCCGATAAATACGCATGGACGGTTGATTTTTCCGGTAGCCGATATGAACCGATTAGAAAAAGTGAAAATCCTATCGGAATGATACCGATTTTTGAATATCGAAACAACCCTGATATGATAGGTTCATTTGAACCTGTGTTACCGCTGTGCGATGCACTCAACACTCTAAGTTCAAACTGTGTGGACGCTATAGAACAGACCGTGCAGAATCTTTTGTGGTTCAACAACTGCGAAATAAGTGAAAAGCAGTTTGAAGAACTTAAGGACAAGGGAGCAATCATGACGAAATCCGAGCCGGGAAATCCTGCAAGCATTCAAGTGATTGTAACTCAGCTTAGCCAAACGGAAACGCAGGCAACAAAAGATGATATTTATCAAAAAATGCTTACGATTGCAAGCGTACCCGACCGCCGTGCGTCCGCAGGCGGAAACACAGGTCAAGCACTCATTATCGGAGAAGGCTGGGTAATGGCAGAGTCTTCGGCGAAAGCCCTTGAACCGCTGTTTATTGGAGCAGAAAAGCAAATGCTCAGAGCGGTATTGAAGATTTGTGCCGACACTAAAAATTCACCTCCCGAAGTGAAAAAACTGAAAATTCACGATATAGATGTGAAATTCACCCGAAACAAGACAGACAATCTGCTTGTTAAAACGCAGGCACTCACGAATCTGTTGCAGTCGGGCATTCACCCTCGAATTGCAATTGAGTACTGTGGTTTGTTCTCAGATCCCGAACAAGTTTACATGGACAGCCGTGAATCACTTGAAAAGCTTGCAACAGGAAATGCAAGTGGTGAAGACCTTAACACGGTTGTAAGCAAGTCAGACACAAACAACGGAGACCCACTCACCGATGAGGTATTCGCACTGATTGATAAGCTTAACGGAAACGGCGGTGAACCGAATGGCGATAGCTGATTTTGACGAACTTAACGTGCTTTGGGTTGCAGAAATGGATTTGCCTGTAGTGGAAAAGCTACTGCGAGTTCAGATGATGACCGAGTTTGAAGAACGAATCCAAAAAATTTTCGAAAAGCAAAAAGAGACCGCAGAATCAGGCTTAAGTACCGAAAAAATTCTACTGATTATTGGCTTGCTCACTGTGCCGCTCGCACAAGAATGGCGGGTAGTGTGCGACAAATATTACACAAAATATGTTTCGCTGATTTCTACAGCAAGCGGCAAAGCGTACCCGACAGCAGAGGAATGGCAGAAACAGCATTCGGTTGATTTCGCACGGTGGGTGCAGGAAACAACAGGTGAAAGCCTAAACAGCGATTATGTTTTCTCAGACGAACGTGCAAGGGACATAGCGAGAACAGAGGTCAACGGAATGTGTGATTTGGCAACGCTTGACGGATTTTATCGT